GCAGTACCAGTTGTTGCTGGGAATGTAACTGTTAAATCTGAAGCACCATCAGCACTTACAAAGTTTAACGAACCACCAGAAGGATTTTTTAATTTTAAATTTGCCATTATAGAATTACCCAAGTAGAACCAGCGTTCAATGTTACTTGATATGGGTCGTTAATTGTTATTGGTCCCGCTGTAAAAGCATTTCTATCAGCAGACACCGTAATATTTGATGTAACATTCTGTGCGTTAAAATACATGACACGAGTTGACTGTGAATCAACAAACTGTGCGGATGTAACTGAGTTGTTTGATACAGCCGTAATTACGCCATTCTGGTCAAAAGTAATTGACGGAATAGATGTTGTGTTACCAACAGTCGTAGAAGTTACATTGTTAGCAACTTGAATTACGGCAAATGAGGCTTTTGTTAATGGCATAATGGTCTATTTATTATGATACAGCATCAAGCTGTTCTTGTGTTGGTCTAGTTAAAGTAGGGTGTTCCCATTTAGCAATGTAAGCTCCGTTGCCATCTGAATCGTTTTGTAGTGTGATTGTTCCAAATAAAAAATCTTCTATTTTTAATTCTGGATATAAATCCATAATTTTTTCAGTTAGTGTCATTACGCACTCCTTACCAAACAACCATTGAAATAACAATTTTCCGCTCCGGTACCTAGTGTTACGCTAGAACCATTTATAAAATAAAATTCAACATAATCAGTAGACCCATTTAAATATACGAGCGTAGATACACATGATGAGTTTACTGCACCGCTACCATTTGTTCCACTTTTGTAGACGCTACCATTTTTAAAAATAGCAGAATTTGCGTAGTTTGAGGCTGGAGTATTAGAGCCAGCATTAACTTGGTAGTAACCAGCAACAGTAGGAGTAAATCTACTAGATGCAAAATTATTGTTGGTATCAAACTCTTCCACATTTTGGGTAACTTTTGTAAAAACACCACCAGAAATTGATGTTGCTGTGCTTGCGTAAGCACTAAACGCTGGCATATTACCTGACACCATTACATCCGATCCTAACCTTGCTGAAGGTAATGTTCCTGTTGTTACTGTTGAAGCATTAACCGTTGCAATCTGAGAAGCTATAATATTACCACTAATCTGCGTGTTAGCAACAGAGGTAATTTGCGAAGATACAATATTACCACTAATTTGCGTATTAGCAATTGAATCAATTACACCTGTGGTGATTTTCTGAATAGGCATCTATTTTTTCTCTTATAATTCTTTATTTATTTGTTATTCGTCAGCAGGTTCTGGAGTGTTACCTTCAGCAACCCACTTTAAGTATTCTTTGTAGTCGGTGTTACCAGGAGCAAAAGGAATAGTTGCGTTATCAGCAATGCGAAAAACTGCTTGTGTTTCATTGGTGATAGGATGTTTTATTAATTTATACATTTTATAACTCCGCAGAAGCAGTTGAACCTGATGCAAAAGAAGCATAATAACCGCCAATATTATTTGTTATTCCAGCCGCAAAATCAGCAGTTGATGTAACTACCGTGGTTGCCGCATTGCCTGTAACTGTTGGTGCAATTCGCATTGTAGATTTATAAAACCAATTAACCGCACCTTGTCCAGCCGCACCTGAAATACTTCCATAAAGCGTAGTTGCCGTAACCGCATAATAGCGTTGGCACAAAGCTAACTCAGTACCATATTGGCGATATTCAAAAGGAGTTGCCTGTGAACCTTCTTCTAATTGGACACCAGTAACATACCAAGTAGCACCAGAAGTGCCAACTACTGATGTTGCACCAGTAGCACCATAGTAACCGGAGCCAGCCCATGATCCTGAAGTGCCAGATAAACTACTTCCCACTCCTAAACCAAAATTTAAAGATATTCCTATACCATTAGTTGTTAACCAAGTTCCACTTGTGTCACCAGTAACGGTAATAATTTTTTGTTCCCAAGTGTTAGCAGCAACAATAGTGTATGTAAATGGATAAGACCTATTGGCGGCCGAATTCATTAATGCTCCACCAAAAGTTCCTGTTAATGAAGAACGAACCCAAAATGATAATGTTACCGGTTTAGCGTTAGCGGTTCCCCATGATAAATCACCAATATTTAAACCTTCAACTCTTTGTGAAACAAAGAAATAATCTGAGGAAGTAATTGAGTATGAAGATGATGAAATAACTTTTAATGAATTGATAAAACCAGCAACTGTATTTGAAGAAGAATCTTGTTGAACTGTTAATTTTGATGTTTGAGAATTTACAACAACCCATCTATCAAGAGTATATGAATTATCTGGAGTAACGGCTGCACCAGAGTTCCGTTGGTCAATCCGCATGGCGCCGTTGATAATACGATTCCGCATACCAAAGTCTAATGTATTGGCACGCAAATAATTCTCAATAGAACCCGTAGAGAACGCAGAGTTGCTCATAGTATTGGCAACAATAACATTACCGCTTACTGTATTAACTGGAATAGTATTTGCTAATAGTGATGCACCATTAACAGTTGAAATCTTATCAGATGTAATAGAACCAGCAAGTTTTGCATTAGTAACAGCACCTGAGGCTAATTCAGTAGCCGTTACGGAAGATGCTGATAATGCGGTAACTGTTGCAGTTGTTCTAAAACCTAAATGTCTTACTGTAACATTGGCAGATGCTGCTGGTGCCGATGTGAGAATGAGTGTTGTACCTGAAACACTATAATTGCTTGGTGGAGTTTGAACAACACCGTCAATTGCCACCATAACTGTGTTAGCAGTAGCAGGAGTTTCAGATAAAGTAAATGTTGTGCCAGATCCGTTTGCAGAGAAGTTATCTACGTTGAACTGGCGAATATTATTTGCTAACTTGGCATATGAGATTGAACCATCTGGTACAAAAGCATAGTTTGATATACCAGCTCCACGATAGATAACATAGATGTTATTTGTACCACTTTGTGGTGCTTCAGTAAATGTTAATGTTGTGCCGTTTACAATACTGTAAGCAACAATTGGTTCTTGTCGAACATTCTCAACAAAAACTTCAACATCAGTTGGACTTACAACTTGTCTTAGAAGTGTAAATGCAACAGTAGAGTTATCACCGTTAAAACGCTCAGCGTCAAACTGAGGTACAGTTGCTCTAGTTGGATCGTATGCAGGACCTACTGCGCCGAGATATCCCATTTATTTTCCTTAGGCTATTTCTAACAAACTTACAATTGTGTCCAGCGAATTACTTACACTCGTTGTAACTTTGAGCACATCTGCTGCTTGCAAAACAACTTTTTGGTCTCCACCAATTGGAACTAATGTTGAACCAGTTAAAATTGGTGCATTAGAAATTAGTGAATAGTCTACCGCAGAGCGAGTTAGATACACATTGGCAGTAATTGTGCCAGTGGACTTATTTGATAAAGTCATTCCAATGAGAGTAGTTTGTGTCGCAGAAGGACAAGTGTAAACGGTGTTACCACTTGTTGCAATATTGACATTTGCTGTTGATTTAAATGTGTTGGCCATGTTTTTTTATGTTCCTTGATACTCTATTTATGTATTTATCCAAGTGCAATCGCTAAGGCAACTGATGTATCTAAAGCGGTGTTGGCAGCGGTAAACGCACTATTCGCATAAATTGCTGCTGAATTTGCAGTAGCACTTGGAGTATTAGCCGCAGTACCTGCCGTGTTTGCTTTAATAAATGCTGAGTTAGCATATGACCCAGCGGATGTTGCAAAAGACTGTGCCGTTGTAATATTGCTATATAGTGCAGTATTGGCAGAGCCTGTTAAAATTGTAATATTGGCGGTTGAGAAATTGCCATATGTTGCAGTTACATTACTGAGTGTTGTATTACCAGTAATGATTGTGAAACCACCAATCGTTAAATTGTTAGCAGCAGTAATAGAACCATTGGCGATGATATCATCAAAACCAATAGAATCTAAAATAATGTTTCCTGATACTGTTACATTACCACCAACAGTTAAGTCACCACCAATATAACCAGTAGAAGATACATTAAGTGTGGTTACATTAGTAAACCCACCAAGAATTGCATTGTTCGCATACAGAGTATTGATACTGGCTGATGTGCGGACATTTAATTGAGCCTGTGAACCAGAAATATCTAATTTTGTATTAGCAACAAACGAAGCGCCATTGCCATCAGTTAATGTATTTGCTGTGGTAATTAATGCTTGAGTTGCCGTTAACCATTGCTGGAAAGTATTGGCTGTGGAGATTTGATTAATAGCCATTAGTTGCAACTCCTTGAGGCAGCAATCTCACGCAATAGGTTTTTGATTTCTGACATTTCTTCTTCTATTTTAGCTAGTCGTTGTTTTGTTTCTACTTTCTCAGACATTTCTTTTTTTGCCTGTTCACGCTTATGTAAGTAGTCTTGCAGTCCAGCTTTATCTGTATTTAGAACAGCCTTGGACTGCATATCTCTTACTAGATTTTCGTGGTCTTGAACTTTAGCAAACATAATTAATTACCTGCAGGTAAAGCAATTGCACGGAAATCTCGCACCTTAGGAACATCTGTTGTTGATGTGCCAGTCAATACAATCTTAATTGCAAATGTTCTAAAATTACTAAATGAAGTAGAACCTGAAGTGTAACTTACAGAATTGTTTGCTGTGCCACTAACGCCTGGAGCATATGAGATTTCACGATAGTCATTATAGTTAGCCGACACAAAATTGGTATTATTCAATTGTGTCATTAATTGATAGTTTTTATCTTCAAATGCACCAGGATCAGAGATAGACAATAGCTTATAGTAAACACGAATGTTTGAACCTGATGGTTTGTATGCGGTTAAATAAACACGCAAATCACCTGAATCAAATCCATCTGCTAAATTAACCTTGCGAGTAATGTAACGAACATTGGAATTACCACCAGATTTCTTATCTTCACCGTTGTATGTAATTGTTGCACCGGTACCTGGTGTTGTATTAGCATCAACCAATGTAATTGTTGGTGATGTTTCGTAACCAGAACCAGGATTTGTTAGGTAGATAGATGTTACCACATTGTTAGTAAGTATTGCAGCCGCAGTTGCACCTGAACCGCCACCACCTGTAATTGTTACAACGGCATTGGCATTAGTTGAGTAAGCTGTTCCACCACTTGACAATACGATTCCAGAATTACTTAATGGCAAATCATTAATGATGTTTTCAACCGCAATCATGCTTATGCGTGAAGTATCAATAAATGGTGCAATATCAGGATTGGTGGTTGCCATTGTAGCTTTAACTGTTAATGTTGTATTAGCAGTTGTTGTTAATACACGGCGTCCATAACCATCGGTCATTGGATAGTCATTTAGTGGAGTAAATGGCAGAAAGCCTGTTTTACCACCAGTTGTAGCTTTCTCAGAATTAAATTGATATGTAATTGAAGTATTTTCAACAGATATGCCGTTTGCAATTAAGTGCATTAAGTCATATGCTGTATTAGCAGATGGATAATTAACATTAAATTGTGTTTGAGTTGTACCGGTATCAAATGTATATCTAAACAGTCGGAACATTAAATCAGAGTTTTGCTCAGCAGTCCATGTAGAACCGTTCTGTGATAAGAACAAGGAACCTTGATATGGTTGCTCTGAAATCTGTCTTGCTGATACTGTATCCAATTTGCCAATTTCAGCCGCATATGTTTCATATTTGTTGGAGTTAGACAACAATACAAAACAATGTTCGCCAGGTTGTAGGAATAATGGAGAATCAAATACAAATTCTGTGTATTTGGTTGCATCATCCAAATCAGGAGATGTAGTTGTTTTAACTTTATCTGGTGTCAATGTAACTGTTGAATATGGATAAACCAAAGATGTTGATGGGTATCCATTTACAACAGAACGAACTTGTAGTGTAACAGGTACAGTTGTATCTTTTGATTTAAAGCAGAAACGAGCCTTAGACAAGAAAATACCTTGTGAATAATTTGATGGTGACACCAAAAATGTTTGTGCTAATGGGTCATACCAACCAATAACCCGTGATGTAACAGAAGTTGTTGTTACAACTCTATTATCTTGAACAGCCGCTCGTTGAATTGTTGGAACAGTAGCAGAAATAATTGTATTTTCTGTTTTTTGTAATAATCCTTGTGCAAAGAATGTGGCATCTCCGTTTGTAGAAGATGCACCAATATCGCCACTTGAAGTATCAATTAATCTAAAGTTTTTCTCACCAATACGAAATACTCCATTTGGAATATTAAACACACCAGCAACATCACCTGCAGCTGTTGTTGTTAAATTGCCAATTGAGTAAACAGAATTGGATGTTGGTGTAGTTGTCCATGATCCAACAATTGCTAATGTTCTTGTTCCTGCGGTGTAAGAAGAAACTGTGGCTGATTGACCAGCACCGGTTCCTGATACAATGTAAACTGTTGAACCAGCGTAGTCACCGATATTGTTTGCACTTGTAGCATCCACAGACAATACAATTGTATTAGATGTAGCAGAAGTTACAAATCCAGAGTAATGGTCATATCCATTAATTTTAATTGATGTGCCACTAGATTGGCCAACCAAATTCATAGTTGCGCCATTCAACAATGTTGATGGACTCAAATTAACTACAAACGCTTCTTTATTTGATGTGCGAACAATGTAAGCTGTTGCGTTTACTGTGCTTGTTGCCGTGTTGGTAACATTAACAGCTTCTGGATTACCAGACTGTGTAATATAACCTAAATTGTTAGAACTTAATGTAAATTTATTTGCACGAGCAACATATTTGTTCACATTAATATTGTCAAAAAATCCATAAAGTTCGGTACTTGGTTTAAAATCAGAGCAAGTAAACAATATACCACGCTCACGCATATAAGGAATAATTGAAACATCAATAACACGGTCACCTAACGATTGAGTGATTGTTGATGGTACAACTTTTGAAAATACTCCTGAACGAGTTTGAGCGTCTGTTGTTGTGGTAGTTGTTACTTGAATGATTGCTGGGCGACTAAGATAAGTATATGAAGAACTGTTTGAGCCTGTCCAATAAGTTTCCCAATTACCCCACTCATAACTATAAGCATCTTTTGTAATTAAAGCCCACGCATCTTTGTCACCTTCAAGGTTTACAAGAACATCTGGTTGTTTGTTAGTATCAATCCAAACATCTGATGGTGGGTCTAATTGAATTTTACCAATGTAGTTTACAATATTAAATGGGTTAATATTATATACTTTTGAAGATTTGTTTTGGTCAACAAAAACAGTATGTGTTGCTGTAGGCAATAAAATTGGACCAGCCTTCAAATAATTAGATGAATTGGCTGAATCAAATGTTAATAGATGTGATGTAATATTAAATGTTGGTCTAACTTCTTTTTTCTTAGGATCAACAGCAATAGAATAATCAGAATTGGTTACATCAGCAACAGAGGTGCCATCAAATGAATCCACAACAATACCATTCTTAAATCGTGGTAAATTTGTAGAATCCAAAATGGTCAAATCTTGTTTATTCAATGCACTTTGTTCAAGCAAAGAAAGTGAGGTATAATATTCTAAATTACCAATTCGTTTGTCTAATGTACCAATATCACGCATCGTATAACGTTTGTTATCAACATATTGAACTTCAATGTCGGATGTATTGGCAACATAAGCAGGCTCACGAAGAATATACAATGTCATCGCACCATCTTTGTCATTGGGCATAACTGGTGTCAAAGATGGATTGCCTTGCAGAACTTCAAATGTGCGGTCTTTGTTTAATATTACCTTGTCCGTTCTTGGTAGATAATATTGATAATCTAAAACTATGTCGGAACCGTTCTCAGGAATCTTAGGACCAGTCGTGGTTGAATCAACATCAAAGCTGACGGTGTTTGCTGTCGCTGCTGATGTGGGTGTTGTCCTAACAGGCCTATAATCAAGGCAATCTCTTAATTGGTAAACTTGCCCCGTTGCCTTAGAGGTGTAGGCAGGAATACTTCCGTAATTATACCCAACATACGAATCTACGGTAAAAAATCCTGCACCAGATGAGCTAAAACGATTAAACTTAACAACTAACGGACCAGTAGGTGCAGCTGAACCAGCTTTCAATCTAATGGATGAATGGTCATAGAGTGAATCTCTTTGGCCATTATCTAAAGTGTAACGTGATGTAACATCTGTTGCAGTTGTTGAGTTAGCAACAGTAATTAAAGTGTTGTTAAAATCTAAAACAGAAACCAATTCAATAACATCAGGAACAAATAATGATTGAGCTGTTCCTGGAGTTTTGTAAACTGTGTTGGCCATAATGTGAACTTGACCATTTGCAGTATAGAGAATTACTCCATTGTTTGCAAAAATACTTGTACCACCAGTTGTTTGCACAGTAGCATTGGCAGCAACATATGTTTTACCTTTTGAACCAGGATTACTTGCATCAATAGTTGCAGTAATATTTGCAACCATATTACCGCCAGAAGTAACAGTAATCTTACGAGTTCCTGTATCTACGGTATATAAGTTGGAAGGAATAATTTGACCAATAGTATATGGTGATGTGCCTGAAGTCGTTACAACAATCTGATAGTTTTCAGCTTTTGCAGAAGAACTTGTGGCAGCAGAAATTGTTTCACCACTACCAACAGTTAGTGCTGGAGAATCTGATGATGAGAATGACTGAGATGCATACAGGCGTTTATAAGAGTATGAAAAATCAGCGATTGTGTTTTGTGCAACATAATTTTGACCAAGATTAAACAATAATGGTTCAAGGTTGCTATCTGAAATAAATGTGTCGTTATATGTTGAAGCTAAATCTTTTGATGAAATATCAATGTCAGCTGCGGCAAGACGAGTTGTACCACTAACTACCGATAATGACTTAACATCATTAAATTCAAAATCAATAGACCAATTGGATAATGCGTTTGGCGTGGTAATGAAAGGTTCAGAAAGTTGAATTGTTTGAGTTGCACCATTATAGTTTGTAATTGATTTTGGTGTTTCACCAGCACCAGGACCAGTTAAAATTCTAAACTTAGAACCAACATAAGCAGTATTAGCAGTAGAATATAATTGTGAACCAGTTATACTATTTGCAATCTGAACATAACCTGTATTTGTTCCTAAAACAACAACATTACCACCTGTAATAGAACCAACATTCACATCAAACAAGTATGTGCGATAGGTGTATGTTGAAGAATTTTGTGTATTTGCTGCGGATTCAAATGCAATAGATTTAACACGAGCTGTACCAATTTTAGTATTAGTAATGGTACCAGCGGTTGTTACATTGATTGTGCTATTTGATACACAATGTAAATCTATTGTTTGTAAACTGTTAATTGGTAAAGAACCAAAATGTGTATTTGAATACACATAGTAACCGTAGTCAGCAGTTAATCTTTTATTATTTACTGAATCGGTTGTGCGTGGCTTATCATATGTGATTGTTGTTGGTGCAATCGTTTCAAATTCGTAACCATAAACATATGCTTTGCCTGGCGATATAATGACATTAGCTTTTGCGGTATTAGCTGCACTTGTTTCTAGTGCTATCTTAAATGGTCGAACAGTATAGTTACCAGATTCATCATATGTTCTGCGTGCTAAAGTATCTTCAAGCACAGCATATTGTGGATATATTAGTGCGTAAGTTAAAGTTCCATTTTCAACTCTGGCCAACTCAATAAATTGTGTGTCGTCAGTAGAAACTAATGAACGACTTGTCAATACTAAATCAATTTTATATCTGTCAGCACCAGGAGCTTGAAAGTTTGAAGCGTCTTGTGCAGGATCCAATAATGAAGTATCTTGTGTATAAACAACAATGGATTCACCAACTTCAAAACCAATTCTTGCGCTAGATGATGTGCTATACTTTGAAAGAGCAATAGTTTGTTTTGAATTCTTAATGAAGAATCCATCATAATAAAATACACCTTCATTAACAGAGAATAGTTGTCCAGTTCCTACACCAGATGTGGAAACATTGGCAAAAATAGGAGCATCTTCAACTGTGCGGATAATATCACCAGGAACAAATGCTGTACCAGAAACTTGTTTAACAAAAACTGTTTTTGGATCACCTGTACCGGCATCAGCGTCATAGACAACAACAACTTCACCACGCTTAAGGCCTGTAGCGTCAGTAATTGTTTTGCCATCAAATTGAGAAACTTGAACTGTAACGCCTGAATAATCAGTATCAACTTTAAGATATGTTGAATCATGGATAAACAACTCACCACCAGTTACTAAAGAACCATTCTTGAATACATGGTCACCAAAACGACCAATTTGGCTCTGTAATAGTGTTTGTGATTGTGTTAATTCACGAGCTTGAACTGCATATCCTGGCTTAAACAATAAACGAAGAAACTTTTTTGCTTCGTCAAAATCGTCATAATACGGATTGACATTAAAGTTGGTATCTAATGACATTTAAACATTTTCCTTAGAATCTAATAACAAACTTGACATTTTCTGCTTGCCCATCTGCTCTCTGAATTTTTTGTGTATTTTCAACATATAATATATCGCCGGTGTATGGTTGAAATTCGGGGTTAAATTTCTTAACAACTGTTCTAGTTATACCAGAATTTGCACCAATCAATAAACCACCAACTGAAACTGTGCCTTTAACTTTAGTCAAACGAACTTCATTGGAAGTTTGAGCATTAACAAAGCCATAGAAATAGGCGTTGTTTGCAGAAACTCCTTGATATACGAATTCATTTAACTCAAAATTTGTACCAGCAATTAATGTCAAATTGGTAGTCTGTGATATGACTGTATTAGCATTTGAACTAATTACTGGCGATGTATTGCCATATTTATACGGATCCCTCAGAAGTCCATACTGTCGGAATGATGTAGCAGTAGAAATTAATCCGTTCTCTGTGGAATCAACTGAGCCAAGTCTTTCTGAAACCATAACATTGGTTGCATCCAACTCTTTTGCGGGATTGAAGCCGTGGCCAAACTTAGGTGGAAGAACCACACGAGTATTTGCGCCTGTGCCAGAACCATAGATGGTTGCATTAGCATATGAGTAACCAGTTCCAGTTACATCAATTGTTACTTTTGAAACCGTTCCATTAGATGAAAGATTAGCAGAAGCTTGAAGTCCTGCACCATCACCTTGAATATAAACTCTAGTGATAAATGATAGACTGTTTGCAGTTGTTCCGCCACCGTTTGCTGTTGTAGCAGTATTTAAAACGATTGTGGAGGTGATTATATTTACAGAAGATACTAATGTTCCACTGGCAATACCTGTTCCACTAACAATCATGTTAGCAGCCACATTTGTTGTATTGGCAAGAGTAATGGTTGTTACGCCTGTTCCAAAAGCAGAAGCATTGATAGTTGGATGTGCATATCCTGTTCCACCACCCGTAACAATAATGGTTGTGATTTCTCCATCAATGACACCAGAAGAACTCACATTGTAATCCAATTTGCTTGTGGAGATTGGTGCGGGCACCCATTCTGTTGTTAAAAATCTATTTGACGGTTTAACATTATACAGATACTTCCAAATAAACCCGTCAGCCGTTGAGATTGTACCGTTTGCAGTAGTGTAATCACCAGTTGGTTCTGCGGTAGAGTTGGCAGAAGAATTATTTGATAAACATTTATATACATTTCTCTCTGAGGTCAAAATATACATTGGTTTAACATTTAATGTAGAATTTCCAGTTAACAAGTCATCAAGAGAAATTTTATCATCAAATTGTTTGTATTTTGTATTTGCAGTCCAATTAACACGAGGAATCACCAATTCAACATCGTTACCTGTAATTTTCTTGGCAGCAAACATATTGTCCCATGCAGATTTCTCATCAAAAGTGGAATCTACAATAGAACTTACATTTGATTCGTTTGCATATGGCACATGATTGCCAATAAAGACATAACCAACAGTTGCTGGTTCTGGCTCGTAGAACGATTCTTTAAATTGTTCTGCGTTATTAAACGAGAGTTTTTTGGATGTATAGTTAGTTGCCATATTTTACTATTTTATTTATGTAACAATTACAAGCGTTTCCGCATTTGAGGTTACTGTGAAAGCAGAAGTGACTCTCAATTCCGTGTTACTTATAATGCTACTAATTGTTCTAATTTGTGAGTTGACCGCAATATTGGATCCAACACTCATTATACCTCTTGTCACCGCAATATTGAATTTGGTATTAGTACCAACAACATAGATGCTACTATTAACATTGACGGTACCAGCAAGTGTGTTTGCAACATTAATTGTGGCAGTTGTAACTGTGTTGGCAGCAATTGTGTTATCAATTCTAAATTCAGCATAGTCAACAAAACCAGCTGGGTGAACAAGGTTTTTAAAGGTGTCTTTAAATTTATCAAATTCAACCTTTGAAGATAACACATAAGCATAATCTACATAGTATTCACGGCCTTGTATTACTCTTTCAGATGACGAAAGAATAGAATCGGATGTTGTCCATCGACCAGGTAATGTAACATAACTTGATTCAACGGTTGCATTAGCCGTTGCACTTCTATCACCTGAATTTGTCAAATCAATTTCTGGTGGGTAAGCATAACCGGAACCAGCATCAATAATACGAATCTTTAAAACTTGACCAGGATTTTTATCAGCAGTTGCAAACAAGTTTTCACCATCACCCATTAAAGCACTAACAGAAAGATTGGCACTAGAACCTGTTTTAGAACTAACTGTTATTGTTGCTGGTTTGGTTGGATTATAATTTTGGCCACCAATTGGATAATCAAAATATTTACCAATATACTTATCAGTAGTTGAATATTGAAAATTAACATTCACATTCAATGATGTATTTGATGAAATGGAATTAATATAACGAGATTGATTATTAATCATAATGTAATCTCCAACACGCAAATCATCTTGGAATATAGTGCCTGTTCCAATAACTGTTACATTTGAATTACCAAAAGTGTTTGCAGTACCACGAATTCTTGATGGTTGAATTTTAACTTGTGTGATTGCACCAGTAGAAGATACATTAGTTACGGCTGCAGCTGCACCAATACCAATTCCCATTGGAAAAGTTTCTGCAATTATAACTTCATCTCCAATAGCATAATTTGAACCACCACTATTAATTTGAATTCTACCAACTGATTGTGAGCTCTGAACAAACTGTGTTGTTCCGTTGGCAAAATATTGTGCTGATTCAGCTTCTAAAGTTGGAACAGTAGCAAAAGTTGCATTAGCAAAAAGAATTGCCACATTGGTAATTGCACCAACACTTGTAATAGTTTCAAAAGTTAAAGCATCAACAATTTTGGAAGTAACATTTTCAGTTACTATGGCAGCATTAAATCCATAATTAGCAGCAGAAATTAAAACACTACCAAAGTCAGCAATTCTATCAGTATTAACAACAAATGTATTGGCGGTATTTGCACCAGAAACATCAATAGCATCAATAGCCATACTCAATGAACCAGCTCCAGCCCCAATAACAAAAACATTACTACCAGTTTTAAATCCAGCACCACCAGCTAAAACTCTAATTTGGTTAATAAAACCAGAAAACACTTCTTCAACAGATGCTGTTGCATCTCTTGTGGCTTCACCACCAGAAACAATAACGGGGTCACCAACATTATAACTTGCACCACCGTAAATAATATTAATTGTTCTGAGAATAGATAAACCATGAATTTCAATTTTAATTAAAGTGCTATCAATAGGGTCTATAATATAAGCAAAAGCATTTTCACCATTCTCAAATGTTCCTAGTAAAGACTTTGTATTAATATACAATTCAAAAATTGGAACAGAGTTAATTGTTTTTTGTGAAGCTCTTTCAATTACGGCAGTTGCACCAGAAGTTTCACCAGTAATTTGCCTGTTTTTCAACAAATTAAAATCAAATTCATTGTATAATACTTTAATTGTTGCACCTGTAGCTGGTGCAGTATTAAATATTAATTTCCTTGTTTCTTTACGAATTATAAAACCAGAAGTTTGCAAAACATCATTGATATAAACTGATATATCAGCTGATTCCACAACTTGTGCAAGTTTAAATGTTTTTGTGATTGAATTGCCTGTATATAAACTATACACAACCTGTTCAATTCTAAAAGCATTTTCAATTAACCATTTACCATCAGAAGCACGAAGAATATTTGTTTTAGGTTGAATAATGTCAACTTCTTCATTAAACAAAAGCCTAAACAATAATTTAAAAGACTTTTCACTACCTTTGGCAAGATATAATGGCAATATATGTTTTAACAGAATGCCTTTGTCAACCTCAACATTACGAGGAATCAAAGAAGCAAATGTATTAAAAAAACTTGTTTCAAATTCACCAATGGATAAATCAACATCGGAAATATTTCTAAGTTTTTTAGCTTCCGTAGTTAAATCATTCTTTTTTGTGCCTTGTTTATTTTCAAGGAATTCATAATATGCTTCCAAAAAAGCAATAAAATTAGGATGTTCTTCACGAACAAACTCCGGTACCTGACGATTAATCAGTAGGGAAGTTTTTTGGTCAGCCATTATCTGTTAATTTGTTCTAAGGTGTTGACAATTGCGGTTGGATCAGTTTCATCAATTGTAATAATTGAATTTCTCAATGATTGAATAATACCTCTTTCCGCTTCAATATCAATTCTAATTAATCCGTCATCAGCATTCACTAATAAGAAGTTGATACTATTAATAGTAATAATGCCGTTATCATAGTCAACTTCACCGGCATTTGCATTAATGATTTGGCGTTGTGCTAAAGAATCATAATAGATGGTGCGAAGTGTACCAATTTTACCATCAATAACAGCAACGGCATCAGAACCATATCCAGTTGAATCTGTGATGGTTACAATTGCTCGTGTATAATCTGTTCCACGATTAGTAATTTTAATGCTTTGGATTTTTCCATTAACAACCACAGCTTCAGCAGTTGCGTTTGATCCATCGCCACTAATTGTTACTGTTGGACTGGTTGTATATCCGCTGCCAGGTGATGTAATTTGAATTTGTGAAATACCAGTATATGATTGTGGACTTTCTTCAAATACAGCTCGTCTTATCACACCTGTTGAATCCGCTACATTAAATTCCGTTGATAAAAGTTTATTTGAAGATGTTCCACGGTGAAGTTGAGCATTATATTTAATTGAATAACTGGCAACTTCATTTATTTTAGGAGTAAATCTTTTTTGAACACGAACAGAAGCTTCACTACCAAGAATTGAATCATTAACAGAAGCAATTGCAGTATCTTGAAAATCAGATAAAACAAAGTATGCACCAAATGTATTTAAATTGGTATTTTTGTAAGAAATAATTGAATTTTTAATTTGTGTTTTAAGTGTTTCAGCATCCAATGTTGTTTTCTTTGGATCATATTGAACTACACTATTAACAAGTAAATACAAATATTCAGGACTTCTAATTTCAGCAGCTACAGAAACAATAGCTTTAGGATTAATAATTTCAGTAATAATTCTTTGTTTTTCTGTTTCAGACAAATAATAATTTGCTTTTGGTTTTAAAGATATAAAAACTCTACCAAAAACTTTTGGCGTTTCATCTTCACCACCCCAAACAGAGATGGCATCAATACTTGGGTAATGGCTTTTAATATATGATTCATAATCTTTAACTGTAACTAAACGATTCTGTGTAGCATATTGTGCTTGTGCAGAATATTTAATAGAATCAACGGACTCTCTAATTGCACCACCACTTGCAACATCAACAACATCAACTACTACATTTGAATATACTCCAATTAAAGCAGCATTAATAAAACCATTTGCTTGGTTAGCAGCTGTTCCATTTGTTGTTAAATATTCAACAGAAACAATACATCCATCAGTTAAAGCTTTACCAACAACATCATCACCAAAATATATTTCATAATTACCATTTTTACTTTCTTGTAAGAAGTAAGCAGCCGATTCGGAAGTAATATCCAACACCTCAGTTACCTGTGTGTAAGTTTCAATATATGTGTTTCCTGCATTTGGAGAAACAGTTACTTTAATTGTTGAAGTATCTATGTTTGCATCAGGTAAAACAAATATTGCTTTTGGATTAGATAGTTGGCTATAAGTAAAATTATAATTTACCAATGAACCTTCATAGATATTTAAATTTTCAAAATAAAATGTAGTATTGCTTTTTGTTGCTGTTTGCTGTTCTAATACAACAAAATTATATGAAATATTATCAATCAAGTTTGAAGCAAATGTGGATCCTTTTGGAATAGTTAATGTATCTGGAGTTGTTGTGCCAGATTCAACAGTTACATTAACAATAGCTCTAGGTGCAGTTGTGGAATATGGAGTATAACCTAAAGTTTTAGCATGGGAAACCACAGAATCTCTTAATACGGCAGTATCTAAAAATGATTCATTGGCAACCATATTTAAATAATATGAATTGTAATGAGTATTATATGCCAAAATATCTAAAAGAATATTTAAACCAGCACCTTCAAAATCATAATCTTGAAATTGTGATTGTTGTTTTAAATATGTTTTTAGGTTGGTCTTGATTTGGTCAAAATCAAGGTCTGAAATTTGTAAACGAGCGTTAGCCATTTCTATCTAATCCGTTCTAGGAAAAAATTAATTGTAATTGGGTCTGTTCTATTAATAACAAAAAATTCCATTTCCACTCTAAACCCATTTTTATCAAAATCGGCAATGGCATTAATTCTTGTTATTTTAGCCCTAGGTTCATAATTTAATACTGTCTGTCTAATTTCATTTTCAATAGAACTTGCAGTAATGTTATCCATGTTTTCAAACAATAATCTACGGACATTACTACCAATATTTGGTTGAAATGGCCTTTCGTAATGGTTTGTTAAAATCAGATTTTTAATGGAACTGATAACCGCCATGTCACCAGTAACACGGTTGATGTCTTTTTTAACTGGATGAATAGTGAAATTCAAGTCCAAATCGCTATAGGTGCGTGCTATGTTGGTATCTACGGTTGCCATCTGTTATTTATGCGGTGTTTGCCAAGTTATTTACAAGATAATCTGTACCAATTACATTGTTAATTAAATACTTATTTGTGTTGCCCAAATTATTAAATTGTGATATAAAAGCTACATCTTTAGTAATTTGTATTGAGTTTTGAAAGAAAGTCCAATCATGCGTCCGTCTGGTGGTCATTAGTCCTTTTGTAGTGTCAATATAATTAACAATATTTGTAAGTTCACCGCTGGAAAGATTGGAACTGTATGTAGTTATTGGGTCTCCATTGGCATCTACACCAGCAATAGCAACAATACTATTGGCCAATTCACCAGAATAGTATATTAATTGAGAAACATTTGAGCTAATATCATCTCTTACAAAAAGACTGGTAAAACTACCTAAAATTGGAGTTGTATTTGTTTGTGGTCCATCAGTTCTTGCCAAATTCATCATTGACATTTGGCCTATTCCAGAAGCCGTATCATAAGATGGAACGCTAGCGTCAGTTACAACAACAATACCAGATAAATTGTCCGTGTGTGAATGAAACGCTCCAATCTCTAAGATGCAATTATTTGAAGAAGTTACTATATTTGACAAGTTACAGGTGTTAGCGCTAACTCTAATACTGGTAATACTTGTATTCATACTAGAAAAATTAGCAGTATATGGATTTTGAAAATAAGTTGTTCTTACTGGAGAACCAGCTGATAAGTCACTTTTTTGCCAATCTGCAAAAGTGGGAAAACTAGATGAAATCAAATTTACTGTATTGTTGGCGCCCTCAGTTAAAACCGAAGCATCGCCAAATCTAGCAGTATCAAAATTAAATCCTAATCGTGCAAATAATGAGGCCATAATATTATCCTAATCAAGGTAAAGGCATTGGTTGTAATGGTATAGTTGTTGGACCTAAAGGCGCAATATGATTGTGTGTATCGTAAATTGTTCTTATTAACGGTGCTCCGCCGAGTGGATCCATAAGAATGTTACCAAAAGTAATTACTGAACCAATGATAGCTGGCGCAGTAACCATAACAGTCGCTTTAACAACACCAGGAGCCGTTGGGATTGGTGGCGGAATGCCAACATTAATACCACCAAGTGTAGAAATACCAGCAAATGGATTTAAAGAACCTTTAACTCCAGCTTGAATGCCTGTTCCTGCTGTTACTGAACCGGAAGAAGTTACCGATGATCCAGTAATTCCTCCATTAACAACCAAGTCACTATCAACAACAAATCTTTCACCAGCCAAAAATTTTAATTTTCCTCCAAGTTTTGTTGTTCCAATTTTCATATCTCCACCACTAGTAACATTAATTTCACCAGCAACAGATAAATTATAATTTCCTTCAATAACTTGTTTGTGGTCACCTAATGTTCTCTGAAAACAATTACCTTGAACTTCTAATATTGAATTTCCTTCAACAGTAATTGAACAAAATCCTTTGACTAAAACTTTTTTATTTGATGCAACAATTTCATAACCTTCACCAACAATTTTATGGACTTCGCTGCCGTCCGGTCTAACTTCTGTATATGTTCCAGAACGATGTTGAGTTCTTATGCGTTCTGCATTTGGAGTATCATCAAATTCTTGAAAATGACCAGATTCCGTTTGCATAACATTGTTATACGGATACTGTGCATTAAAAGCCGAATCTGGTTCAGTCCATGCGTATTTGCTTGGATCTAAATCTGCCATAAATTATGCCTTCTCATATTTTGTAGTATTAACAAATGAACTGTATGTGTCGCCAATAAGAGTATTAAATTCAGCTTTGCCGTCACCACCTAAAAGTTCTCTAGCTTTATCAGTTTCTTCTGCACTATTGGATCCTAATAAAGCATTAGGCAATGCCGTTACAGTAAGTGCTGCTGTTGCAACTGTTGTTTTAACAAGAGTTTCTGTGCTTTTGATTAAAGCTTTAGTTTCATCAACAATATCACCTAAACCAACACCACCACCAGATTGATTAAAAATGTCTCCAAATTGTTTTGCTAATTCTTTTGTAGCTTCTGCTAAACATTTTGCAAAATAAGCTACCAATCGAGCAGGTAAACTTAAAATATAAGCAATCACATCACGAATTTCTCTAACAACAATAACAAAAGTATTAATTGCTGCTTGAACATCTTTTAAAAATTCGGTCACATCTTCAATTTTTCTTTTAATCCATTTTAGAGTTTCAATTATGCTGCTACTACCAGGACTAATTCCTAAAAATTCCATCAATTGTTGAATAGCATATCTTATTTTTTGAGTAACCATAGATGCAATTCTACCAAGGTCAATATTTCTACGAATATATAGTGTCGTATCACAAACATGGACTTTATTGTTATTTGAAACAGCAATGCCAGTGGTGTCAATAATACCTCTTGCTAAGTTTGAAACGGTAGGAGAACCAACTAACGATGTATCACCAAGATTAGTAACTTTTGGTTTATTTGGTTCATAGACTTTACCTTGCGGAGTTTTCTTAATTATCGCTTGCTTACCAGCGTTTTTTTGAGCATCTTTAAGTGCTTCAGTATATGATTTTGGAACTTCAACATTGTCAGCTGAACCTCCAATCACATTACCCATTTCGTCATATGTAACGGCCATAGTTATACCTTTTGTTTTAAACCTGGTAGCATACCCATCATTACAGGCTGTTGAGCATTTTCACCGTCTAAGAAAAAACCAACAATCCAATCTCCTAGTTTAGGTGATGAGAATGTATTAGAGTTATTTAATGGATACATTGGATGAGCCCAAGGTAAATTATCTGTTGTTACTTGCAAATTGTCTTGATTATGCCAACCAATGATTCTAACTTGGCAACGACCTAATGCTAATGGGTCAACACGATTCTCAATGACGCCAACCCACCAAATAAAACCATTTTTACCTGCAAAATCTTTATCCATTATGAATTTCTAGCCTTTTGTAAATCTGGTGTATTACCACCAATCAATTGTGTATTTGTAGAATCTGTTGTTACTTCACAAACAGTTTCGTGTTTATCTGGTCTAATTATGTGTCTTGTTCCAATAATTAAATAATTACCTTTCATGGAGTCATCTTGTTGTTGTGTATCATCATCTTTTAGTCCATATGTTGGCGCATTAAGTTTTAAAATCAATCCAGATGTTAAAGCAAAATTACCAGGCAAAGCAATTGTCAATCGTTTTTGAATCAAATTATTTAAAATAGCTTTGCGCTGAGGAATATATGTATGTGTTTCATCCAAAATAGTTGCAGCTTTGTTATCATTTGATTTAATATATGTAGCAGTTGTTCTTGTTGTTTGATATGGATACAACGCAACTCTGGAATCATACATTTCAGAAACATCTTTGTTTTCTCTATTCTTCATTCCTGGTGCAATTGGATACTTGTTAAGATTACTTGTACCATATGAATTAGAAATACCAATAGAAGTTTCGGTTATTTTTCTTGTAAGAATATCAAATCCAATAAACTTATTGGCATAAAAACCATTTCTGATATTTTCAATCAAATCAAATGTTGAAGAATAGTTAAAATCTCTAACACCCAAAAATTCATCGCCTATTTCACCGTTACTGACATTTTTTGGTTGGAAATTGACTTCTAATGCGGGACCATAAGAAAACAAAGTTGGTAATGATACAAAATTAAAACCCATTTTATTTTCAAAAAATACAAAATTTGCTTTATTGTTTTTATCTAAAGCTCGTTTTAAAACCCAATCAATAGATTCTAATGGTGATAATAAAGGAATAACGGCAATTTGACTGCCTCTTGTAGTTTCAACAATACCAACTCTTTTGGTTGGAATTTTTAAATATTTTGTAATTACCGATTTAACAATTGTATCATAAGAGCCTGTGTATGATTGAGAAATTTTTTGTTGTTCTGAGTAAATAAATTCTTCGGAAATAAAACTCAAAACATACATTTCTGAACCTTGATTTACAGTTGTTCTATCAGATTGTTTGTATATTCTGAATGTTTTATCAATTGTGGTAACAGCGTTATCTTCACCTTTAGATACATTTATTTTAATATATTCACTGCCATCAAAAGATAATCGTTTGGAAAGACCAACAGAATCCTTGATAACAATGTTACCCGTCATGCACGGCATTAGTAAGCTATCATACACATTCAATTCTTCAAAAATGGCACTTATATCAAAAACGCCAAATTTCGTTATGAGTTTTAACTCACGAATTGTAAATTGTGTTGTTTGTTTTAATACAAGGGACATTATTCTAAAACACTTATTAGTTCATTTTCTAATCTATTAACAAATTCTGGTTTAATTAATTTAATGGTTCTTTTGGATTCATTTAAATCAATTTCATAATCATAATATGATTGTGTTTCTTTGGTTACTTTAATTGTAATTGCATTGCCATCTTGTAAATTTAAATTTGTGATAGATTCAACTAAATTGGTATAAGCATTTGAATCTATTTGAATTCTTTTTTCTATTGATGTATTTGTTGAATTGCTTGTTCTTGTTTCAATTTTAAAATAAGAATGTGTGTTTTGTTGAGCCCACGATATGCCAGTTTGGCCAACTGAAGCATTGGCGGAATACTTGTCATTAATGTAACTAATAATAGTTCTTTGGTCAAGAGGCCAATCAAATTGTGGATCAACAATTTCATTCATCATTAAAACAATCCAATGCCTTTCTGAATTTCCATACATTTTGTGAGCAATAATTTCTGGTGTATCACTATCCTGTATATCGTATTCGTAATATACTGCGGAATTATCTCTGTATGATTTTTCAAAAGCAAAACGAGAAATAATATTGGTAACAACTACACCATTTTCAGCATCACTAGTGTATAGTGTTTTTGGAAAGTAATTAAAATATTTTGACATATTAATTGAAATCTCTATCTTGTTCAGCTAACATAGCGGTTTGTTCCGAACCAATGTTGGTGTTATATGTTCTAGCTGTATTATAACCAGATTGATTGTTCAAAGAAGTTTTTGTCATAATTTCTGTTTCTTTGAATTGTAATGACATACGAATAGCAACTGGCATACCTGTTCTACCCATTTTTGCAGATTCGCCAGGAACCTCATACGCAGAAAAACCATTTGGTGCATAATCAACATCCATAGATTCCATAACACAAGTTGAAATTTTAGGAATATTTGGATTAATTGTTCCATTGTAATAAAAACTAATGTCGAATTCAGAAGGAGGCACCATAAAAAAACCATTGCCAAATTTTGTATTAACTTCAGGTGATTGGTGAAATCTGAATCGCTCAATAATATTTTGAACGGCTGAGGATTCTTTTTCAGACCTTGGATAAAACATAAAATCAAATCTAAAGGTTCTAAAATCAGGAGAAGAATACAAAACTTCTAACATTGGATTTTGAACAACACCATAGGCTTGTGAGAAAGCAATTTGTCCAACACCACCAAGAGCTTTTGCTGCCATACTCGCAACAAATGGTGATAAGTTTTTTACAATACCTGCACCAAGGCCTGCACCTTTTTGTGTTTGAATTGTATCAAGCACACTTTTACCAGCAGAAGCAAGTGCGGTCAATGCGTGGCCACCAGCACCTGGAGTATCATACTTTTGTGATTGTGCGTAAGCCAATGTATCAGGCATATACAAAGCAACAGTATCAGTAATTCGCCTCTCAGCTCGAATACTTCCTTTTTGTAAGCCTTTAGCTGCTGAAACAACTTCAGCTTGTAGTTGAGAACCTGCTCCACCTACAATTGTATTATCTAAAGATTTACCAAAAAGACTACCCACAGCAGAACCAACACCAGTTGCAACAACTTCTATTGCTTGACCAAGGTTACCCATAAGTGTTGTTGTTCCAGCTGCTGCAATACCATTCTTTAAATTATTTGCAATAGTTGTTGGAGTATCACTAGTGGTTTTACCAGGATAACTGGTCATGCGTTGTTCATTAATATTGAACACTATATAATGTGCTTTATCACTACTTCCTAAATCAATTGGATATCTGAAAGTATTTGATTCATATCCGGATTGACCAAGAACAGCTAAAGGGCCGGTTGCGCCTTTACTGCCGTTAAATACGATATCTGTTAGGTTAAATAGAGCCATTTAGGATTCCCGTGGAATTATACTACATATTTATATGACATTTGGCAACAATTACAAAGGATGGTTCAAACCTAAGAACCCTGGCAAATATAAAGGCGACCCGTCCAATATCGTTTATAGGTCGACTTGGGAGGTGCGTGTAATGAAATGGCTTGACGAACATCCGCAAGTCATTTGGTGGGGCTCGGAAGAACTTCCAATACCATACATTTCACCTGTGGACAAGAAAAAACACAAATACTTTCCTGACTTTATTGCCAAGATGAAATTAAAAGATGGGAAGGTAATGACTTATATTATTGAAGTTAAACCACTTGCCCAAACAAAGATGCCCACGCAAAAGAAAAAGACCCGTAAGTATCTTCAGGAAATGGCTACTTATGCTGTAAACCAAGAGAAGTGGAGAGCTGCTGATATCTTCTGTCAGGAACATGGATGGAAATTTCTAGTGGTTACTGAGAAGGAATTAGGTATCTAACTTAAAACCGGACACCGCTACTTAGTAGGTTCCGCTGCCAAAATCAAGGTAATCTTTGGTTGAGTATAAATAGACCATGGCTTACTTAATCCAGCGAATCAAGGAAGAACTAGACAATACAGGTTTTGAACCTAGAACTAGTGAAGCAAGAGATTGGCTAAAGGCTAAGGTTAAGAGTTTATCTCCCAGCCGCACGGCATTGATGAAAGACCGTGATAACTTAAAAGATAAGTCCATGATAGGTCGGATGTATTTTTACTTCTATGACCCTAAGTTGAAAGATATGTTGCCATATTACGATAGGTTCCCATTGGTTATACCAATTGAACGATACCAAGACGGTTTTTTAGGACTGAATCTACATTATATCAGTCCAAAGCAACGTGTCATTCTTTTAGACAAACTGAGTCATTTTTTGAATAATCATAAGTATGATGAGACCACAAGGCTTCGTCTATCTTATGACCATTTAAGAAACGCCAGCACAATTTACGAAGGTCTTCCTTGTATTAAGAAGTACCTTTACAAACAAGTCAAAAGCAGATTCTTAGAGATTACTGCTGATGAGTGGGATATTGCCGCCTTAATCCCATATGAGTATTTTGACGGCGCAACAAAAAACAAAGTATGGACAGATTCTAGGAAAAAATTCTAATGTCATTTGCACCAAATTTATTCTTGTCAAATATGCGAGCAAAAGATGGCCCAGCAAAGCCATCAAGATTTGAGGTAATATTACCTATTCCTCCGTATATTAACAATTTTGTTAGCCAATCTATTTTTGAAAAATTAGTCAATTTGCCAAATACAATTGTTTCTAGTTTAACTGATATCTTTGCTACTCAACCACAAGACGAACAATCAAAAACTTCAAATGCTTCTTTGTCCCGTTATTTGGCATTACAATGTGAAACTGCTGAATTGCCTGGCAAAACATTGATGACACAAGATGCCAAAGTTTACGGACCAACATTTAAAGTTCCTTACTTAACACAATATAATGATATTACTTTAGGATTTCTATCAACAAATGATTTTTATGAAAGAAAATTGTTTGACCGCTGGTTGGAAGCAATTAATCCAAGCGATACAAATAACCTAAGATTTTCCAAAGGAGAATCTACAAGATATATGACAAATATTAAAATTATTCAATATGATGATTTCATTAAACAAATCTATGCTGTTGAATTGATTGATGCTTTTCCTATTGGAGTATCAGCTCAACCACTAAGTTGGTCAGAGGATAATTTTCATCGTGTATCTGTTCAATTTTCATATCAAAAATATCGTGTGATTTATGATGGCAATTATGATTTAGCTCAAGCTGCTGCAACAATTCTTGGACTAAAAACTGTAAACTTTACAAACAATACTGGAAATTCCATTATGAGTGGAATTGGACGAGCTACGAGTGTATTTGGAAAATTATTTTAATTTATGAGGATATAATATGTTACCTAAAATTGATGTGCCGGTTTATAGTGTAAAGTTGATATCAAATGATAAAACTTTGCAATTTAGACCATTCACCGTGAAAGAAGAAAAATTGTTTTTAATGGCCAATGAGAGTGATGATTTAGACACCATTCTTGATACCATTAAACAGGTTATTAATAATTGTGTTTTGGATGAATTTGATATCAATGAATTACCAATGTTTGATATTGAATATGTCTTTTTGAACATTCGTGCTAGGTCGATTGGAGAAACAATCAACTTAAAATACAAATGTAACAACTCGCTTCCAAATGCCGAAGGCGAAGAAGGCGAAGAAGGCGAAGAAAAGAAATGTAATAATATGGTGGAAATTGATTTAAATGTTTTGGATATTGAACCAGAAAAAGTCGATAGCCATAGTAACAAGATTGAAATTACCGAACATATGGGTATGGTAATGAAATATCCAAGTTTCAAATCTTTGAAAGAGTTTGATATTGAAAATGAAGCGGATTCTATTGTTAGTATGACTGCTGGTTGTATTGATTACATTTATGATAAAGACAATATTTACTATGCAAAAGAGAATACAAAAGAAGAATTAATTGAATTTTTGGAATCTATGCAATCCAAAGATTTAGAGAAAGTTAGATTATTTTTTGATACTATGCCTAAAATGAAAAAAACAATTCATTTTAAGTGTAATAAATGTGAACACGAAGAAAATATTGAGTTGGAAGGAATTCAAAGTTTTTTCGGATAAATTTTGGCCATGAGAACCTAGGGAACTACTATCAAACTAACTTTGCTTTAATGCAACATCACAAGTATAGTTTGACAGAATTGGAAAATATGTTACCTTGGGAAAGAGATATCTATGTGAATATGCTAATGCGATATCTCGAAGAAGAAAATGAAAAAATTAAACAAATGCAAAGGCATTAGAAATGAGCAGATTAGCTGAAATCTTAACACAAGAGTATAAATCTAAAGGCATCCTTGGTGGTGCAGCTTCCGCTATTGGTAAACGAACTAGAGAAAAGTTAGACATCCGAAATGCTTTATTTGGAGGGTCTGGTGTTGGCTCAATAGTTGGAAGAAAAGTGTTTGGTAAAGGATATTCAGCTACAGGTAAAGATAGTAAGATATCAACTGATACTAATGCACTATCTGGTGGATCATCTTCTGCATTACAAGAATTAAATATGAACAGCCAGATTAGTGCAAAGAATTCTACTGCTTTGCCTAAAATTGCATTTGATATGAATATTATGAAACAAAACATCGCTAAGTTGGTTAAAGCACAAGGTGTAACACCATCTAAACGAGCTGATATGTATTTTCAAAAACAAAAAGAAAGAAATTCAACATATAAAAATCTTTTTGGTACAAAATCAAGTAAAGTAGAAAAAGTTGGAGCTTCAGAGGGTTCAGAAAGTATTATTGGTGGTATTATTGGTGGCCTTGTTTCTAAATTAGGCACAGGACTTTTACCTCTTATTGGGACTGCGGTTGCCGTTGGTGTTGCTTTAAATAATTTAAGAAATGCGTTTAATGGATTTTTAGATTGGTTTGCAGGAACTTGGATTGGTAAAAAATTAGGTATTCAACCATCAGGTGCAAATCCTGGTAGTGGTGGTGGCGGTGATCCAGGAAGTCCTGGCTCTGGACAACCAGGCCAAAAAGGATTTATGGAACGAGCAGGAGATGTCGCAACAAATTCTGTTGAAGCTTTTGGTGAATATAAAGCATTGCGATTTGGCCAAAAACTTGGTGAAAAAGTTCCTAAATTTGAAATGCGTGGTGCAGGAACTCTTGCAGAAAAAGGTGGAGGTTTTGTTAAAGGTGGAGCTTCTCAAGTTGGAGGAGGTGGAAAATTAGCCGATGCTTTAGAGAAATTGAGAAGTTTTGCGGTTAAATCCACATCAAAAGGATGGGGACCAAAAATCACTCAAAAACTAACACAAAAATTAGGTCGTTTAATTGCTTTTAAATGTGTGACTTTATTTGCTGGATTTGCAGCTGCTCCGTTCACAGCAGGATTTTCTGCTCTAATCAGTATTGTTAGTGCTTTGTGGTTGATGAAAGATATTTGGGACATTTACGAAGCAATTTTTGGCACAAATGGTATTGAAAAAGAATTGGAAGATGAAGATAAAGATACTGGTAAATCTAGTTCTCCAACAATGCAAAAAACATCTACTGATTCAGCACCAGGCGCTACGCCATCAGCTTCAAATGAAACAGGAAATAGTCCTAGTCCAGTTGGATCAGGACCATCCAATTTACAATTACCAAAAGGTAAATCTGTTAGTAGTAATGAAGCTATTGATTATCTTGTTAAGAAAGGAATGTCACCAGAGCAAGCTGCTGGTGTAGTTGGTAATTTATTACAAGAATCTTCATTAAATAGTGGCGCACAAAACAACGCTGAGGGCGCTTATGGTATCGCACAATGGAGAGGTTCAAGATTAACAGATTTGCAGAATTTTGCCGCTTCTCGTGGAAAAACAATTGATGATGTAAATACTCAATTAGATTTTATCATGCATGAATTAAATGGTAAAGAAAAGAAAGCTGGACAAATGTTATTTGCTTCTAAAACTGCTGAAGAGGCTGCATACAATTTTGGTAAATATTATGAAAGACCAAAAACTGTTGAACAAGCTAGGATGGATTGGGCAGCAAAAACATTAGCTGAATATAAACCGACCGGTAGTGGTTCAAGTAATGTCCAATTAGCTCAAGTGGGAGATGGAATGGGTTCTGGTGGTGCTGAAATGATGGCCGCATCAAACGCTGTCAATGATGCTAAAAATTCTCCTGCTAAATCACAACCAGTTCAAGTAGCACAAGACAATAGACAAACAGTAGTCAATAATGGCGGTGGCGGTGGTAATTCTCAAATGACTGCTTATGACCAGTATTTTGGTAAATACTTAATAGACCGCACTACGTAAAAACCCCGCCGAAGCGGGGTTTAACGCACTTGCATGGGACTGTTACTCAGCGTCAGCTAACGATTTAAAATAATCCAAATCATCATCTTCAGCTAATGAAGGCGCCTTTGCAGAAGGAATGCTTTTAGCTTCTTCTGACTTGAATGGACTAATATCAGCAGTTTCTGCCTTACTAGCTGCAACTGGTGCACCTAGAACTTTATCCAAACGACCTTTTAA